CGTGCAATGAGACGATCAGCACACCGGCTCGGAATCTCTACGAGGTTCAGGTCATGCTGAACATCATCGGGTATTGCCGGATTAAGAGCATTCGCGTTCACGCTTACGACGTTCAGGAGCCGAGTGTCGGTGAATGCCGGACGGTGTATCCTGCCTGCACACCGCTTGATGTCTGCGATATCAATCCGCTGACCTACACATCGGAATCGGTTAATCCTCTCGCATAACAAAGATATGCCAAACCTTACTCTCATTACGCTGACTCCGCCGAGCTTGCCGGTCGGATATTGCCCGTCCAATTACCAGCAGTTGGCCAACGATGTCATCAGCGGCACTCAGGCGAACTTCAACAGCTCGATTGGAAACTCGTTCTTCAACTTTGGCCCGACGACTCCGACGCTGAACAATCAGGTTTACCCATGGCTTGATAACAACGGCAACTGGTGGGTGTTTCAGGGTGGATATTGGGCGAGACAAAATCCCGTTGCCGCAGGCAGCAGCGAACGTCGTATCTTTGTTGGGACGAGTGCCGATGTCCTGTCTTACGACGGTGGTGATGGGACGGTTTACTCTGGCAATCCTTACGCCGGTTCGATGTGGGCTATCGACACGAATTTCGAAGCTCGATTCCCGGTCGGCGCTGGCACGTTTGCGGCGAGCGGGGTTGTTAGCGTCAACGGAACGACCACCTCGACAGCCATTGCCGGTGAGGACAAGCACACGCTTGTTACCGCCGAGATGCCGTCGCACACGCATCAGATTCTCGACCAGTACATCAATCTAGTTCAGCGCGGAACCGCTGACAGCGGTGTGTTCAGCGCGACGAACCGCTCGGAAGGCGTGGCCAACCTGCTTCCGACCACTTCGTCCGGTGGCGATGCGGCGCATAACAATCTCCCGCCGTTCTACGGTGTTTACTTCATCAAGCGAACCGCCCGAGTCTACTACACCAAATGAAGCTGATCGTCCAAGATATCAGGTCAACGATTGCTCGGGCTATCGGCGTTTGCGTCGATGACGCGCGCGTTTACGACTACATCAATCAGGCTTGCCGCCGACTGCTTCACAAGGGTCTGTGGGCTGGAGCTTACGGACGTTTCACGATTCACACCGTCGGTGGCTGCATCACTTGGCCGCGTCAGATCGAGACGATTGAAGCTGTCGCCGATTGCTGCGGAGTCGGAACGGTTCGCAATCAATGGTTCGAGTTTCAGGAAACCGGATACGGACTTCTCAATGGAAACCAAGTGTGCATCGGCAAGCAGCTTATTGACCGTGGCACTGTGGTTTCTTACCGCGACATGTCTGGCGGTACTAACAGCTATCTTCGAGTCTACCCTGGCGACGCTTCGGATGTCGGCAAAACCATCACCTTGCAGGGCGTCAATCAGAACGGTCAGTGGATTCGCACCCAGAGCGGTGGAGTCTGGATTGACGGCGAAAAGCTGACGCTCGCCCTGCCGTACGTTCAGTCTACCAAGAAATTCGCCGAACTGACCGGCGTCATCCGCGAAGCCACGAACACGGTAAGTCGTCTGTACGAGTACGACGCAACGACCACGCTGGAGACGGATCTGGCAGTTTACGACCCTGATGAAACTCTGCCGCAGTATCGTCGCAGCTACCTCGCGGATCGTTGCAACAACGAGGCGGATAAGCCGGTGACGGTGATGGCGAAGATGCGTCACATCAACGCGACAAGCGTGAATGACTACCTCATTCCTCCGTGTCCTGACGCCATCAAACTGATGGTCATGGCGATTCGGAAGGAAGAGAACGATTTGATTCAGGAAGCAGTGGCCTACGAAGCCAAAGCTGTTCAAGCTGTGCAGGAGCAGACGATGCAGTATTTAGGCGACGCTGTTCACACGATCCGAATGGTCGGAGTTGGGTTGAATGGCGGAGGATTTTACCAGTGGTTCTAATGGGCAAACTCTTTCAAATTTGCGGTCTTCCGAGATTTGGATCGGCATTTATGTCGATCCTTTTCTCGTTGGAAGCGGATTGCATTGGGTTGCATGAGCAGGGGGCGACTGATCCGAATTGGCAGAAGTCGATTAAAGAGTATCGCTCTCGTTACAAGTACGTCGCCGACTGCTCGACTTACGGATATCTTCCGAAAGCTGTCGTCGAGGACTCGATCAAAGTGTACGTCAAAAAGAATCCCGAGTCGTCGGCCAAAGAATGTTCCGAGCGATTCGGCTACGAGATTCATCTTCCGACGGTTCAAGCGTTGCGCGAGTACGCTGACAAGTGGGCAGCTGCTCACAACGTGATGACAATCGGTGAAGACGAGCTTTTTAAGGTGGATACTTTGAGGCGTGTGTGGGTTCATTGCTTCCAGAACGAGCGAGCTTTTCCTGAGGAAAAGGCTGCACGACTGGTTACCATGAACATCCAACGTCACGAACCTGAAAAGGTGTTCTCGATTGAGAACGGCAATCGTCTTGCGAAGGAGGTATTTTAATTTATGGGAGCTATTCTAGGTGGTGCGGCAATTCTGGGTGCGAGCAGCTTGCTTGGCGGTCTTCTCGGAAAGGGAAGCAAGCCGAAGATTCCCGAGTTGAAGCCGATCAATTTCGAGCAGGAACAGCAGAAGGCGATTCAGCAAAACATCGCGTCGCTCGAACCTGCGACTGAGTTGGCCAGAAAGACGACCGCTGCTGAGCAGACTCAGCTTGAGGAGCAGCTTCGTCGTGCGATTCCTGGTTACGATCAGATCGTTCAGCAGGCCAGCAAGAACATCGGATCAGCTTTGCGCGGTGAATTGCCGACTGATGTTGCTGCTCAGATTCAGCGTTCGACCGCTGGACGCGCTCTTGCCGGTGGATTTGGTGGCGCATCTGGATTTGGTAGAGCTTTGACCGCGCGCGATCTTGGGCTGACTTCGTTGCAGCTTCAGAATCAAGGTCTTGCTCAAGCTCAGAACTTCATCCAGCAGCAGCGAGCGTATGGCATGACTCAGCCGTTCTCGGTGAGCAGCATGTTCATCACCCCTGCTCAGCGTGTTGGTGTTTTGCAGAACCAGCAGCAGGCGATGTACAGCCGGAATCTTGCCGCTGCTCAGGCCGCTGCGATGCCTGATCCTACGCTTGCTGCGATTGGCGGAGCGCTGTCTCAGGCTGGATCGTTCGCTGGTGGCGCTTACATGCAGCGTGGATTGATGGCGCAACAGAATCCGTACGCTACTAGTCCAGGCGGTCAGCCGAGCGTGAACAGCACTACCGTCGATTACAGCACTGGAGAAACTGCTTATCCGAATCCGATGTCACCGGCTACGGTTTACGCTCTTCCTCCGTCCTCATTCTACCCCGGAATCCGCTGATTTATGGCCGACGAAACCCTTCAAGCATTTCAGCTAGGCGCAAGCCTCTACGACCGCGCGCAGACGCAAAAGCGGATGATGGAGCAGTTTAATCTTCAACTGGCTGATCAGGCGATGCGTAAGGAGCATTACGACATCCAGAATCAGGTTGCCTCAAATCAGCTTTCTAGGGGCTTGGAAGAGCAACGGAAGTTTTCTGCTGATCTTCCGAAGATTCAACAATGGCAATCCGCGTTTGTTCAGTGGAACGCTAAAGGCGATCCGACTGCTGAATTTCCAGCTCCTCCGTCCGATCTTCAAAGCGCCACTGGCCTGAAAATGCTTGGCGACATGAGTGGGCCAGTTCTCCAGTCGTTGCCGATGGCTCAGAACAGGTTTCTTTTGGAAAAGGCAAATGCCTCTCAAATGGAGGCGTTGAACAATGAAATTAAGTTTCTTAATGAAAACGGAAAAAGTGAAATTCCGCTTCAGTACAACGGAGGTCTTGATCCAAAAACGCGTCAAATAAACCCCGAGTTCAGAAAAGCAATCTTTGATGCTGCCGCCCCTATCAGGCAAAGGCAGGCTAGATTAAAAGAGCTTTCAACACTTGCGCTTGCAGGGCAGAGGAACACAAAAGAGGGACTTAAAGCTCAGCTTGATTCTGGTGCCATTACTCCTCAGGAGTACGAAGAACTTTTGCCGACAGCTAGAACTGAAGGTGGAGTCGCCGAGCAAAGAACTCAAAAAAACATCAAGGATCTTGTTGACGAGGGCCTTCTCGATCCGAACAACAAGGCTGACGTTGCTACTGCCAGCAGGGCAATTCGATCAAATCTTAAGACTCCGACTAAGGTTGTCGATTCAGTCACAGCAGCAGACAGTGCAACTTATCAGTTGGACAATGCATTTCAAAAAATAAATGCATTTAACGCAAGGTACGGAGCAAACGCTTTTAATGAATACGTCGGGCCTGTTGACGAGCCGATTTTTAGAGCTGAAGGAAAGTTTAAAGGACTAACTTCGGCAGAAAAACAAACGGCCAGGACAATTCAGCAGCAAATCGCACAGGTTGTTCAGGATTATCGACGCGGCGTTTTTGGCCAAACTCTTCAGCCAAACGAGCAGAAGAACATGGATGAAATTGTCGGAACTACGAGGGGAAATGATTACCTTGTTTTGGTTGGAGGGTTTAACGACAACCTGAAGAGAGGTTTGAAACGAACAATTTCAAACTACAAGTTCAACGCGGACATTCCGATTGATATCAAGAGGACTCACGCTCCTGAAATTTTTGTTTCAGGCCAAGTTCAAGAGCGTCAACCTGCTGCCTCTACTGAACAGCCGATATCTCCTCAAGATGTTTTCAAAAACATTCGAGGCAACGCTCCGCAGCCTTCCACGCCAGCGCAGCCGTCTTCTGGCCAAGGAAACAAAACGATGCGGTTTGATGCTCGCGGAAACCTGATTCAATAAGCACATGCCAATCCAAGCTGAAATCGAAGGAATTGGAACACTTGAGTTTCCAGATGGAACTCCAGATGACGTTGTTCAATCTACTGTAAAACGAACAATTTCTGAGCGTTCTCAGCCGCAAGGTGCAGAACCTGTTTCAGCGATGTCTGCCCAGTATCAAGCTCCGCAAAGGACTGGACCTGATCCTTATGCCAGCATGTTTCAGGCTGGTTCTCCGCAGCAACTTCAAACTGCCGTTGATGACGCTGGAAAAATCGGAGAACAGAAGGCTGTTCAAGGTGAGTATGGACAATATGTCACTCCGTATTTTCAGCGTCCTGGTGTGATGTCGGCTCCGCCTACAGTGTCCCTTTCAGAGCAAGAGAAGCAAAGGGCCACGGAATCTCTGGCGCAGCTTCCAAGGTACACTGCCGGACCTGTTCTTCAGGCCATTGGTGTTCCACTTCCAGTCGGTCAAGCTATTGGAGAAACTGCCTATCAGTTGATGACCGGAGAAACCGAGCCTCGAAAGATTGCGGCAGCGGCTGCAAAAGAGGCTGTTACTTCATTGGGTGGCGGGGCCGCTAAAATTCTGCCAGGGCCGATTAGGAGAAACCTTTTTGAAACCGGACAGACGCTTTTAAGTGCTGCGGCTAAAGTTCCAATTCAGGGAGCGATGCGTGGCTTGGCCGGTGAGGCTACAAGAGCTTCAGTTGCTGGGGAAGAGTGGAAACTTCAACCGTTTCTTGAATCGGCTAGAGATTACGCAGTTGGGGAAACTGCTGGAAGTTTTCTTGGAAACCTTATTGGTGCTGGATATCGCAAATACAAAGGCGCTGAGGGCAGTTTTTTTGGAGAACTTAATCGACCTTTTTACGATCAGTTTCAAAAAAACATCACCGAGAAAGAAGGTGAACTAGCTGGAAAATTGGCCAGAACCTATCGCGCTGACGAGAATCAGGTGAAAGACGTTCTTGCCGAGTCTTTCAGGAGAAACTCAAGCAAGTCTGGTCAGGACTTTTCCAACGCCGTTGTTTCGGATGTGGAAAAGCTCTTTGGAAAACTCGACGACGAAACAACCACCGCGTTCAGCAAGTTGGCCAACGACTACGACAAGATGGAGTCGTTGACTCTTGGCGATGCTGTAGGTGCTGTTAAAAACGCTGCCCAAGGGGTTTACAAACGTAAAAACGAGGCGTTCGCAAAAGAGTTTGATGCATTTCGCGAAGATCCTCGTTTTCAGGCCAAGGATTACGATAAGACACCGGCAAGAGGAAAAGACCTTTACGGACCTCCAGATCCTGAAACCGGAAAAAGTTTGGCCGACTTGTGGAAGGAGCAGCAAGATGCCGCCAAGGCCATCAAGTGGGGTGAGCCTGTCAAAGGCGGAACCGGCGATCAGTGGGCTGATTACAGGAAAGCTAAGGAGAAATTCGAAACTGCACTTGCTCAATTTGAGAAAAAATTTCCAGATGATTCGTTTGTTAAAAATTTCAAGGATCTGAAAGAGCGGTATTCTGGATTCATGGAGGATTACAACACCACTTTTTCAAAGGGAATCATAAAGGATATTGGAGAACAAAGTGGATCTTGGTCGTCCATTATCAAGACTCTTGGCGGTTCCGATGGCCCTGCAAAACTTCAACAGCTAAAACGGATTCTTGACGAAGACTACGACGCCGTTAAATCGAAGATTGGAAACACGATCTACAACAACCTCAACACTGGTGGTCAGATCAAGTTTTTGGACAATCTTGAAAACGCGCTTTCAAAGGGATGGAATGGAATCCAGAAAGAGGTTCTTGATGAGTTTTTCCCCGGTGTAACCATCGACGGAATCAGGCAAGCGAAAGCTGCTTGGGAGGCTTCGTCCAAGGGATTTGCTGAAGACTTCAGAAAAGCAGCGTATGGCAAGGGCGAGTCTGTAATTGCGTCTCCAGGAGTTGTTCTTGAGTTTCTGAACAATTCCAAGGAAAACGCGGTTCGGGTCAAAAATGCGCTAAGCGCCGAAACGCTGGCCGACACCCAAAACATGCTTCTTTCACAGATTGTGAGTGAAGCTGGAAAGAAAGGGCCAATCACAGCTAAGTCGTTCATGGAGTCTGCCGGATCTTGGCAAAACGCTCTCGACGGAGTTTTTGGAACTTCGGCCAAGGTGAAAGTGGAAGAGATTGGGAAAGCTCTTGAACTTGCCGAAAAGAATAAGACTTCTCTGATTTCAAAATTGCTTCCAGGTATCGCTGGAGCAACTGCGTTTGCTAAGGGTGCGTCAGCAGCCGGACCGTTCTTTGGGGTTGCAGGTGGAGAAAGAGCCTATCGCTGGACTGAAAGGCTTCAGTCAAAACTAGCCAGCTACCTAGTGGACAACCCGAACTACCGCGCTGCGGTCGTAAAGCCGTTCGATCAGCTTACCAACGCTGAGACGAAAATGCTGAACAACGACATTCCGATGATCATCAGGAATCTGACAGTTAAGGAAGTGATGTCTGGCGAATGAAAACCTCCCTCTCCAAAAAAGGTAACACCTACAAGGGTCGTAAGGTGACGCTCAACAAGCCGTTCTACACTCCTGGCGAGCGGAAGAAGAGCGCGGTGTACGTCAAGAATCCGGCTGGCAAGGTTGTCATCGTTCGCTTCGGCGATCCGAACATGACGATTAAGAAGTCGAACCCTGAGCGTCGCAAGAACTTCCGCGCGCGGCATAACTGCGACACGGCAAAAGATCCTACGAAGCCAAGAACGTGGTCGTGCAAAGCATGGTGAATTTCGTCGGTAAAACCTAACTCTACATTTTATGGACAAGATGCGACTTGGCGGTGGCGGACGTTACGAGAAGCTCGTTGGCGAGCTTGAGAAGAAGGGCGTGAAAGATCCTGGCGCTCTCGCCGCTTACATTGGCCGCAAGAAGCTCGGTAAGGCGAAGTTCCAATCGCTCGCTGCGAAAGGCCGTCGCCGCGCGCTTCGCGAGGCTAACGCCTAGGATATTTCCCTTTGGAATACGGCTTTTTGGCCGACTCCTTATCAACGACAAACTTCTCAGGTTCTGCGTAGTTCCATGAGATGTCACCGTTCGAACCACGCTGGATCATAATTGATCCGGTGACTTTTCCGTCTTTGTCCGTCATGCCGGAACGGTCAGCCCGTTTCGCCATGCCGAGCATGAAGCGGCGTGGGTTATGGAATCCCACCTCCTTCATCACGATAACCTCGCGCGCCCAGTTCGTCAGGTCCGACGATCCGAATCCTGAGTAGGCCAAATCTGCCACGCTCTCAGGCTTGTCGTCCTTGCCCTTCGGCTTTGGGAAGTGATGGACAAGCACCAGGACAACGCCCGTCTCCATCATAATCGGCTGAAGCAGATGTCGCGTGAAGTTCGCGCAGACCTCGATGTCCGACGGATTGCCGCCCATGTAGGAGAGCAGAGGATCGATGTAAACCAGATCGGCTTTGGTCTTCCTGACTAAGCGGCGCAGCATCACGGCAAAGTCAGCACCCGTTCTCACCGTTTCTCGGAAGAAGAGCATGTTCGCATTCCGCAATCCTCGCTCCCAGTTCTCCTTGCCGAACGTCATCTGAGCCGCCCCCTTGAGCGCATCATGCTGATCGGCGATGTCGTTCTCCGCCTGAATGTAAACCACCTTTAGCGAACGGACGGGCCGGACGCCAAACCAAGCTTCACCAGACGCCCATTTCAGCCCCTGATACGCCGCCATCGAGCTTTTGCCGCAACCACTCTGGCCTACGAAGAGAAGCGATGAACCGCGTCGAATCCATCTGTCGCCAATCAGATTGTCAGGATCGTTCTTAGGATCGTACTCGATGATGCTATCGAGCGTGAATTCCACTGGCAGATCCTGCGACTCAAGGTAGTCCGTGAACGCATCCCAATTCACCGAACCGACATTGATGGCCAACAGCTTCTGCTCCTTGCCATCGCGCATCACACCGGCAAGACGGGAGAACCTGCTGGCGTTCTTGTTCTTCGGATCGATTCCGATGCTCTCTAGATGCCGGTAAACGACATCACGGCGCTCTGCCCACTCCTCCTTGTTCGCCGCATCCACGCGCACCCAGCCGTGCAAGCTCTTGCCGCCTGAATCGATGACGACCGAAAGCGGCAGCTTCGATTCTTTCAACGCTGTCCACTGCTCGTCCTTCGACTTCTCATCCATCTCGATGAGGACATGGCGATAGGCGGAGACACCGGAGTCTGAGCCGCTCTCGTCGAGGCACGGGTTGATGCGGACGTAAGCGCCACGGCTGTCAGGACCGTTCCACATGGAACTAATTGGCGGTGTGAAGTGATTCTGAATCCACTCCTCGCGCTTGAGGAATGTACCCTTGGAAGCTGGCCTACATCTGCCTTCCTCGTCGCTTACGATGTCGTTGCAGATGCAGACAACTTCATCCGGTTCGAAGCAGGTTTTTAAGAAATCTATGGTTGAAAATCGGAAATCTGATTGCGGAATTGCTTGGATCTTTCGCACCACGAACTTGCCGGTTGGAGACACCGGAGTGCCGCCCTGACCGATGCTTGAGTGTGACTCTAGAAGCCATCCACGCGGTTTGTCGTGCGAGACTATCTGCGCCTGATTCAGCTTGTGGGCCAGTTCATTCGGCTTCCACGGTGGCGAGCATTTCGTGTTGTACTCGCACAGAAGCGTCTCAGCCTCCGTTCTTGTCAGCTCAAATCCGTGGATGAGAGCGGTGGCAACAGCGAATGTCGCACCATGTCCGTTCTGACCTGCGATGGCTCCTGGCGTGGCTTTGACCCATGCTCTTGCACGGTCGAATTTCGATTGATTCATACTCAGATTCCAAGGTGTTTGCGCGCTATGTCGCCGCTCTTGCCGATGTCTGTCGTGGCAATCTGGCGAATGACCGACTTGTGTTCCTCTAACTTCTTGAAAAGGAGAGCCAGCTCTTTGGGTGTTATCAGGTACTTGCTCCAGTGCTGGATCTTGATGGAGCGATTCTGAAACTTCCCAAAGAGCTGCTCTTGTGCGGCGATGTAATGGTCAGGGCTTATCACCGGATACGGGTGTGAACTTGGCTTTGAATTCAGCTTTCGTTCGAACGTACACCTTCAACTTGCCCTCGCGTGTGTAGGCCACGCCTGCCCACTTCGTTTCTCCGATCCGTATCTCTACGTCGTCGGAGATGACCTCAACCGATACCGACGGATTTCCTGAGTTTTTGTATTTCATCGTCTGT